TATGCTGATGCATATGTTAAAGACCCTGATACAACACAAAGAAATAAATACATTAGAAGATTTTTAATTTCAAATGGATTTATAATGGAAGGTGGTAAACAAACTCTTAAAAGTATTTTAGGTAGAGACTAAATGGCAGTTGATCTTACAAGGTTTATAAACGAACCTGAAGAACCTACAAATGACAATCCGTTGTTTGCTGATCTTGTTTCTCAACCTGAAGAATTAAGTCCGGCAGAAACATATACTGTAGCTCCCGAGCCTAATTTAGCTTCTGTTATTGAATATGATACTCCTTCTAATCTAGGTTATAATTATAGTTTAACTGATTTAGAAAAAGACCCTGAGTTTGCAAAAAGAGCAGAAAGATTTTTACAGGGTATTGGTAGAAACGAAAATATTTTTGAATACTTACGTGATGAAAATTTTAGTTTAAGTTCTGCGTTTTTAAGGTCTACTGAAGTAGGTGATTGGACAGAAGAAGAAAAACAAGATTATATTTACCTTCGTGATAAATTTAATAATGCTAACTTAAAAGGTTTTAAAGAACGTTTTAATTTAGTTAAAGATATGTCTGTTGATATATTAGCTGACCCTTTAAATATTCTTGCAGGATTGTTTGCTATACCTACAGGTGGTGCTACTTTAGGTGTACGTGGAGCTTTAGGAGCTGCAACACAAGCAAGTGTTAAAAAACTTACAGCTTCACAACTGTCAAAACGAGCAGCTTTAAAACAAACTAAAGCTGTAAGAGCTGCTAAAAGAACTGCACTTTTTGGTGCTGCTGAAGGAATGGCTTGGGCTGGTCCTCATGAATTTTTTTTACAAGACATTGATGTTGATCTTGGTATTAGAGATGAATATGATTTAAGTTCTATTGCTGGTATGACAGTTACTGGTGGTGCTCTTGGTGGTTTAATTGGTGGAGCTATTGGTGGTGGATTAGGTTTATATGGTAATAGATATTTAACTAAAGAGTTTAAACACACCAATGAAAACTTAATTGATAACGTAGCTTCATCACAAACTAGAAAAGAAGTTGTTGAAGATTCTAGAATTGATTTAGGATTATCTGCTAGTGGTCCAAAGTTAAATAAAGTTATTGCTAATACTTTAGGTAAACCTACTACATGGTTTAATTCTTATGTAAATAAATCTCCTACACTTAAAGAATTTTTAAAAAAATTAAGATATGACTACGACACAACTTTAACAAGTCAAGGTGAAGAGGTAGTTAAAGAAAAATCTTTTGGTTTATTTATGGGAGAAACTATAGGTAAATATCAATATGCTTTATCTAAAAGTTTAAATGTTTTATATCGTACAGGCTGGAGAGCTAGGTTAGATAAAAAACAAAACGACACTCTTGCTAAATTATTAAGAGACGATACTTTAGATATTGATAATATAGATAGTTTAAAAGGGCAAATTGATCCTGCAGTTATACAAGCTTACAAAGGAGTTCGTGAAACTCTAGATACAGCTTTTAAAGATGCAGCTCAAGTAGGTTTATTTGGACCTTTAGTTAAATTTAGTAAAGGTTATTTTCCAAGACTTTTTAAATATGAAGTTTTAGAAAAAAAACAAGAAGAATTTAAAAAATTATTAATTGAATCAGGACATGCTGACCCACTTAATGATATACCAACTGTAAGATTTATTGATAATTTAACAGATGAAGTTCGTAAAGGTGTATTAAGAGATGCTAAAGGTATTGATGATGATGTTTTTGGTACAAATTTTTTAAAAGAAGCTGGAGTAAAAGGAACTAAAGTAGGTAAAACTAAACAAATAATTTATGAACTTGAAAATGCTACACCTGAACAACTAGTAAAAGCTAAAGAATTAAAAGCTGATATGATTGTTCAAGATATGTTAGAGTATAGATGGACACCATTTGAGTTACGTCAAAAAGGACAAAAAAGTAATGCTACAGGTTTTTTACAAGAAAGAAGATTTAGAAATATCAAAGATGAAGATATGGCTGAGTTTTTAGAAGACGATGTACAACAAATATTAGAAACTTATTTTACTAATACTGGTCAAGCTATTGCAAGAGCTAAATATTTTGGTAAAACTTTAAAAGAATTTGAAGATAATACAATTAAACCTATGCGTACAGAATTAGAAGCAGCAGGTATGAAAGATTCAGAAATTAAAAAGATTTTAAAACAAGCAAGAACAACACATGCTAGAGTAACAGGTATTGAAACAGATGCCGGTTCTTTATTAAAACAAGAAGGTTGGGCTAGAAGTATGGCTGACTGGGGTAAACTATCTCAACAGATGGCTCATTTACCTTTTGCTACTTTATCTAGTATTACTGAACCTCTTTTACTTTTAAGTCGTGCAGGTTTAAAAGATTCACCTTTAGTTATAAAAGACATTGCAAGTTCAATTGTTAAAGAAGGTAATAGTGTTCTTGATAGGAGTATTAAAGGTATTCAACGAGGAGTATTTGGTAAAAAAACAAAAGGTGTTAAAGATATTGGTATTCAGAAAGAAGGAGAATCTATCTTTAAAACTGTTGATGATGATGTTTGGGGAGAACTATACAAAACTGGGTTGGCTTTAGAACAAGCAGTTCAAGAAAGAATTGAAGGTTTAGCCGGTGAAGGTGTGTATGGTAAATGGGCTAAAAGAGGACAGGCTGCTTTTTTTAAAGTTAATTTATTAACTCAGTGGACTAAAGCTGTACAATTAGCAGCTTTTACAACTGGTAAAAGATTAATTAAAACAAATGCTAAACGTTTATCTGAAGGTGGTTTAAGTAAAAGTAATAAAGAATACTTAACTAGACAACTTGGTGATCTAGGAATTAATGCAGATGAAGCTGTTGCTTGGTATCGAGGATCGTTAAAGAATGGTAAGTTTGATGATGCATTAGCTAAAGCTCAAGATTTTTATGAAGGAGATTACACATCAGCAGCTAATAGATTTATAAAAGAAATTATTTTAAACCCAAGTACTGCAGAAGCTAATAGACCTTTATGGTTCTCTACTCCTGCTGCTCAGTTGTTAGTACAGTTTGCTGGATATCCAACAGTATTTAACAATACAATTTTAAAAAGATTTTCAAATGAAGCTGTAAACAGTCCAATGCAAACTATACCTAAAGTACTTCCTACAGCTTTACTTATGAGTGCTGTAGCACATGTTGGTAATACAATTAGAAGTAATGGTGAAAACTTAAAAGACTATGAGACAGGTTTAGCTAAAGACAACGGTGAATTAATAGGTGAAGCAGTTAGAAGATGGGGTGGTTTTGGTCCATTTGATTATCAATCTAGATGGTCAAATGAATATGATAGAAATGTAGGGGCTTATACAGCAACTTTAAAAGCTTTTGCTGGTCCTTTACCTCAAGATGCTATTGATGGTATTTTATATAGAAAAAACATACCTGAAATTTTAGTTACAAATGTTCCCGGATACTCAGCTTTAGATTTAGTATTAGGAGAAGGAACTAAAAAAGAATTACGAAGAATAGCTAGAGGTTCTTCACCAGCAACAACATCAACAACAGGGCTAGGTAGTTATGCAAAAGGTGGTATAGTTTTAAATGTACCTAATGTTATTGACGAACCTGATGAAAGAAAAGATAGAATGACTGGTGTTCCATATGATGAACAAGCAGGTGTTATACTAGAAGACGAGGAAGAAAGATGAATATAGAATTATGTAAAGCAGAGATTAAACGACACGAGGGCGAAGTCCTAGAAATTTATATGGATAGTTTAGGCTATAAAACTCTAGGAGTTGGTCACCTATGTCAACCAAATGACCCTGAATATAATTGGGAAGTTGGAACTCAAGTATCACAAGAAGTCGTAGATATGTATTATGAAGATGACTTTGATAAACATTACAAAGAAGCTATACATGTTTTTGGTAGCGAGGAAGATTTTGAAAAATTACCAGAAGTTATACAAAGAGTATTAGTAAATATGTGTTTTAACTTAGGTGGTTCAAGACTTTCAAAGTTTAGAAATATGCTACAGGCTTGTAGAGAACAT